GTCCATCCGAAACTTTTGAACCAAATTCATTGCCAGTAGCCTTTAACAAACTATCAAAATAATCACTCACTTTTTTCCCTTCTTATAATTTCATTTTTAATTAATTGTATTTCTTTATTCAAGTCTACTCGGTCAGTATATGTTTCAGCAAAATGATCTCTATTAAAGATATGTGCATCTAGTAAAGATTGCAATTCTTCTGTAATCCAACTTCCATACTCACGATTTTCTATAGTCATCTTTTATTTCTATGATATGATATCCTTTATCTCTCATGTCTTCCGCGAACTTACTCGCTTCTTTTTGAGAACTAAAAGTCATAATGGACATTGATTCTGGAATAATATCTACAGAATGAGTTAAATTTTTGAATACCGCAGTATTTCGTTCTTCTGCTCTTTGTTGTTTGTATGTCTTTTGGGCATACCTTACCATTATACTTCCTGCCATATTAACTCCAAAAGGTTTGTAAAACTGTTCTATAATAATTGGGTGGTAAATCTGCTATTTTAGTAACTGAATGTGGAATATGTTCGTCTGAAGAAGATTCTTTACCATATCTCGTTACCATATTATATTCCGGATATAAGAATTTATTTTCACCTTTTTCATTAACATAAAGAAATGCACCACCCCAATCAAATTCCCATTCTTTATTTAAATATGTTGTTGATACAAAATTGAAACCCGCATCATCATGCCAAGGTATATAACTATCTTTTGGCATAAATTGTAATACAAAACTAAAATTAGTAAATTCTGTAGTATCAATTTCCCATTGTTTAATCAAAAACTCTTTCATGCTCAAAGATGCAGATGCTCCATCTGGAAATTTATACAAAAGAATAGGAGCACTTTGTTTGATTAAACGTGATTCCCAAACATTTAGTTGAACTTTAACTTCTAAATTCCCATTATGAAAATTTATAATTTCATTTTCCAATATAGATAAAATATATCCCGGCCACATATTTTTATGAATTGTTAAATCCATATACCTCTATTATACACTATATAAAGAAATTGTCAAGACTTGAACGCCGTTCAGTATCCCATCCAATTACATCTAATACACCTTTCAATGGCTCTACAAATGCCTTCTCAAATTGTGTATCATAATCTATATATTTTTCCAATTTAAATTCTTTAGGTAAACTATTTAATATGGAAATTACTTTGTCTCCTGCTGGATTCGGATCTTTAAGATAAGCGAACTTAACCTTTTCTCCCTCTTGAATTACAGGATATTTCTTTGTTAGTTTTTGTGATCTGAGCATGTGATTATAAATTAACGAACCCTTTACGTGAATTGGAGTACCCTTCGTATAAATTGCAGAAGGATCTTTATACTTTTTAAGTCCATTAACTGATCTTGGAAATGCCACCTTTTCCATATCTAAAGTAAAAAACTTTTCCTTAAACGTTTCAATATAACCAATCACATCATCTTCTGTACCTGAAATAATAATATTGAAAATGGCTTTCAATGATTCTCTACAAGCTTGTGGTGTAGAACTTTTAATTGCTTCAATACCGACAATCTTTAGTTTAGGTTCTTCATATCGAACTCCCTCAGAATCATGAACGTTCAAAATATAATGTTTCTTCGCTGTCCAAATTCCTGTATCGGCAATGACTTCACGTTTCATTACCATCTTCTGTTGATAGGCATTTACATACTCGGCTAATTCTTTGTACGCGTCCTCAATGACTCCTTCTATTCTACCACAGGCTTTGTCTAAGAAGTTAATAATTTTTACATTATCAGTAATACCAACTTTAGAAACAAGATCACCGAGACAAACATATAAAGAATCAGTATCCATAGCAACAATATAATCCTTATTCACAGTAGATAATGTAGTGTTTAAGTAATTATTCACCGCATTTTCTGCCCATTGAACAGACAATTGACCAGCAACAGAAACAGCTTCAGCATTTCGTTCATCATAATAACGAAACCATTGATTTCCCATAGCCCCATAAGCAGAATTAAGAGCTATCTTTAGATTTTGTTGATAATTGTAATATTGTGACAATTTATTTGGGTCAGCGTTTCTTCCCTTTTTCTGTTCTTCTATCATCAACTTCTTGTATGTAACTCTATCATTATACATACTTTCCATTAATTTAGGAAGAAACCCTTGTTTATCTTTACGATAAACTGACCCATTCGGTGTAACTGTTATATTCTTTTCTTTCCAAATACTTGTATCAAATTCTTTATTCAATAATCCATCTACACCAATATCATCTTGCCATGTACCAAGAATAGTTTCCGGAGAAATGTTGTATTGCATAATCAAATGTGGATACAAACTATTCAAGTCAAAACTAACTATCCACTTATGTCTACCTTTTTGTGGTGCTTTTACATAGGCGCCCTCATATGCTTCACCTTTACGTTGTTTACTCTTTTGAGGAATCACAACTTTTTCCTTCAAGAGATGGTTGTAAATAATACAATCCCACATTCTTGTTTGTGCAAATACATCTGTATAATTACACTTTGACAAATATGCTAGAGAAATAATCATCTCTAAAAGTTTCATCTTCTTTTCAAGGCGATCAACTAACAGTACATCTTGAATATTGTATTCGATAAACTTTTGATAATCTGTTCTATACAATTCGTGTAATGAATTTACTTCAGAATAATCTAATTTATTTTCTCCCAATTCAACATAGGCAATATGATCTAACCTATAAGATTCTTGATTAGTATAAGTGAATTTCTTATAGGCGTCCATGTAGTCAATCTCAGACACACCATATATTTCATAAGTCTGAACTTCTCTACCACCCATACCGAAAATCTTTTGTTCTTTTACAAATCCCCATGGCGAGAGTTTCTTAACCCATGTTTCATTTAAGATATTACGAATACGATTAACCAAATATGGAGTATCAAATGTTTTGGTATTCCAACCTGTAATTACATGAGGACAATTCTGTTGCCAATACATCACAAACTGCTCTAGTAATTGTCGTTCATCTCCACATTTATTGTACGTAATATTGTCTTGGCCATTCGTAAATTCAGAACACCCCCAAACTTGAATATCATCATTTATCTTAATTGTGATTGCTGTTACTTCTTCTTGAGCATTTTCGGGATTTGGAAAACCATGTTCTGAACCAACTTCAATATCAAGAAACATTATCTTGAGGTGTTCAAAATTATAATCTACTTGGTCAGGATATGTTTCTGCAATATAAGAATAATTGTAATTAGTATGACCATAGATCTGCATATTCTGCACACCCTCATACCTCTTCATTGCTTCGCGAGTTTCTTTGATAGTTCCCCATTGAACGGGGCCTACTGGCTCATCTTCAAGAGTTCGCCAATCAGTTTTAGTTGTGGTAGGAATGTATAAGGTGGGTTTGAATTCGTGCTTGTCATCAAAAGGGAATCCATCTTCGATTCCCCGCTCAAAAATGTAATTTCCGAGACATACTACACTAGTATAAAATTTGGACATTTATTTTTTAGGATACCAGAGGTGGCGTGTTACTATATCATAATCACTATTAATTTCATCTAATCTATTATAACACACCTTTATGTGTTTGTCAACCCATGAGCGCCCGGCAAACGCGCCCAATGTAAAAAGGACTTGTAAATAAATTTTAATAATAAATTCGACTAGATAACAAAACCATTTTTGTAAGTGGTTTTCCCATTTACTACTAATGCTGTTGTTATCTTCTTTCGATTCGTTCCGTCTTTTTTGTATGAACAATGTATCCACCCTGAGTTTGGTTGACCTTTATGATAAAATTCCAGTATGATTTGATCCCAATCAAGATTTTTGGTAATCCATTTTGCAACTTCTGGATTAGCTGTTCCTAATTGCTCAAAATCTACTGCCTCGCCATTACAATGCTGAGAGGTTTTGGACCCGCCGACTTTAGTGTTCAAAGTGGGCGATCTATAGCCGCTATTCACCGTAATGACACCAAAATGTTCTCTTACAGGTTGTAAAATTTCATGTGTTACTACTGTAAGACTAACTAGATGTTCTTTTGATGGTTCGTTTGATATTCCAAATCTTTCAGCGGTAGGGCTTTTAGTCAATTCACTAAGCCAAAAATTCTTTGATATTCTCATAATATTTTTTATTTATTAAGTTGTTTTATTTTAGGCATTGCGCGAGAACCAAACCAAAAACTAATGATAGCTGCAAATAATGCTTCGGTTTGTTCATCCCATATAACATCAAGGGTTGCGTTTAAATCTCCGCCCTTGCTAATGGTATCCCATACTAATGTAATTTTAACACCTATAAATGTTAAGAAAAAAACATAAGTTATGAATGGTCTTACAAATGCTCGTAATGAATTTATAAATCCACCCTGTTTACCTAGTGCTATGTCATGTTCAATAAGGGATTTCTGCTCTTCTACGGCGGCCTTTGTTTCCATTAACTTTATGTCTAAGTCAACGCCTTTTTCTTTCGCCGCCAGTTGGAGTTTAAACATCTCCACTTTGGATTTTTGATCTTCTTTTTCTTTGAACGCGTCTATTATGCTAGGTACTGCTGACCCAGCGAATCCTAATAGACTTCCCAAAATTGTAAGCATTATATCCTTTTATAATTATTCACATCCACATTGATTTTCTGCTGTACATTTACAAGATGAACCGCAAGTACAATTTTCACAATTGCAATGTTCGTTATTACACATTTTTTCTCCTAATGTGAGGTTTTTATTTCTATAATATATAGTGAACTAAAAAGCCCACCAGTATAAAATACTGATGGGCACATCAAATTAAGTAATCGACTTGAATGTTTTTCCAATAGGAATTAAACGTGCTCGTTTTTCCTCTGGAATTACTTTTTCAAGTTCAACAATTAACATTCCGTTATTCAGGTCACAACCCTTTACAACAACATCGTCAGAAAGAGTGAATGCCCTCTCAAATGTTCTCTTGGCAATCCCACGATGAACATAATTAGCTTCATCATCTGTAGATTGTTTAGACCGAATTTGAAGAACGGATTCCTTTAATTCGACTTCAAGATCATCCTCTGAAAGACCAGCAACAGCCATTTCAATGAAGTACTTAAAATCTCCGTCTTTTCGGATATTGTATGGGGGAAACCCTTGATTGTTTGTAACGTGTTGCGTGGAGTTTCCTAGCAACCGGTCAAACATTGAATCGAACCCTATTGAAAATCCTAGAGCTCTTTCGAAATCCCCAAAATCTAGGGGAGTGTGTGATGCGCGTAGTACCATAATTCCTCCTTATAAAGCGAGGTTAAAAAAATTCACCCCTCATACGCAGAGCGGGTGACAGTTACGAGGTTTCCACTATGGACAACCTCAATCACGCCATCCTTCACCTTTACATAGATGTTGGAGGCGATGTCGTAAAACAATCCAAATTAACTCAGTAAACGAATCTGCTGTATAAGTACCAGAGCCCTTTACCACTAACTTAAATTCTGTTTTCATTTCACCTTCTTCAATATAAAAGAAGGGGCACAAGCATCAAGCCAAAGCCCCTTCAGTTTTATTTCCATAATATAAATTTCACATACTTATATTATATCATGGTTTATTGATTTGTCAAGTATCTTTTAGCCTCTATTATAGATGCCCCAAAGAACCCAGACTGCAATTAAACCCATAAGACCTTCTCCGCCCAAAGACTTAACTAAGCCAAGAACATTTCCTACGATATCAAGACCAATAAAAGGAACTGATGCGGAACCCGGCCATAGAATTTGCAGAACCACACCAAGTGCGATTAAGGCAATTCCAGCTTCGGTAAGACTACGCATCCATCCTACTGCTTTATCTAACATTTGTACTCCGTTATTAAATTAATGTGACATTGGTAAGTAAAAAACTACGTACCAGTTGAACCAAAACCACCATCTCTATCTGTCTTTTGAGTAGGGGCTTCATCAGACTCATTCAATGTATATTTTTCACACCGAACCAGTTCTCCTTGGCATATTCTGTCTCCATTATAAATTCTCACGGGTACGTTACTGATGTTCGTAACCATTGCATAAATGGGATCGACATAATCGCTGTCAATAATCCCCTCACAATTTGCAAGATAAACTCCCTGTTTGAATGCCAGACCAGATCTCGAATGTAATCGAATAGAGAACCCTTTTGGAATATCTGCGATAAGTCCAGTAGGAATCAACATTCTTTCCATATTATTGAGCTGTATAAATGTATTACTTATATTTATATCAAAAGCAATCCGCCGTGGTACTGATTTAGTGGAGATTGCTTGATAATATTCTACTTCTCCACCTTCAGGTAAATTTGCATGGAGATCAAAACATGCAGATTCTTCTGTTGAAAAAGCTGGTATTTGTGCTGTATCGTTTAATTTGAAAAATTTTAATTTTTCTGGTAACATTGGTGATTTTGATAATGTAGTATTTTTATTATCACTCTTCTTTTCCACCTTCTTCGCTGTTGTGCTCATAATTTACTTTTTTGCTTCCAATATTATATTTTGCGGTTAGTGCCCATTCATCTTTTTCTTTATATGCAAGAATTTTTAATTGATTTAAGGGAACTACATTAGTAGTTGTTTGATCAGGGGTTACTAATGTAACAAGCCCCCATTCTGCCAATAGGTTTGCTATTGTGTTTCTTCTCGCTTGGTCATTCTCTGAATAGTTAGTAGGTTTACCATCAAGTGCAAACAATTCTTTAAAATGGACAATATAATATCGCCCCTGTTTATGTAATATATGACAAGATTGAAACAGCGTTTTGTCTTTTCTTGATGCAACCCCAATTCTCGTAAGTGTTTCTCTAATCTTTAAAAAGTCATCTGGTTCTGCTAGAGTACATTCAACCATCTCATCGATGAGTGCGTTCATTTGATTTCTCCATTCCACCTTCTGCAAGTTTACTTTTAATAACTTCGATGTTCTCACTAGTGAGAACTTCTAAAGCTTCTTTTGCTTTTTCATTACCGAAACCAAAATATGTTTTGACTAATTCTAGATTATCAATTTTGTCTGGCTTCAACCATTTAGACCAACGTTTTCTTGGTCTAATGTTATTTAGTAAATAATCGAATTGGAGTTTGTTATCAAGGAAGTGTAACCTATTCATTTCATTGACTTGTATAACCGTATCTTGAAAAAAACTCAATCCACGATTGATAAGGAACGGAATATAGTCCTTTTCGGTCATAGAATCACCATCTTTCATGATATTTTTATGCTCATTAATAGATTTTATAAATTCAAATGGGCCTACTTTATTTTTCATATTATCAAATTATCTAGCACAGTTTGTGTTATTTTCATATCAAAAATCATATGATACCTAGAAGTATCACCATTATTATATACAGAATGTGGTTTACGTTTGTCCATGTACCAATATTCACCCTGCTTCATGTAATATGTATTAGTTCCTCCCTGAAGGTCTTGTAGTTCAAAGTATGCTTCAGGATTTGATTGTAAACAATAGTGTATTCTTGCCGTTTTACCAATTTGTATTCCGGCATTCATTTTATCTATTCCTTTATCACTATGTCTTGTTATATTACCCCCCTTTGGAGAAACTTTGGCAACGGCCAACCATAAACAATCATCAAGAGAGGTTATTGAATTAATTATCTCCTCAATAATTGGAAACCGTTTAGTATATTCTTCATTTAATTCTCCCCTTTGTCCTTGTTTAGCTTTCTTTGTACCATACGTGACTATTAATGGTATAATCTCAATAGAAGTCCAAGTATGATCTTTTCCTCCGTATGATTTTTGATGGTCAGCTATTCCCCATCCATCTTCTACAAACTCATCGAGTTCAGATACAAAATCATCCAAACCGTTAATGTAAGGGTAATCCAACTTGCAGCAAGGGATGTCTTCATATTGTTTTAGTCCTGTTTGTTTTTGTTCTCCGGAATAATAGATACCTCTAACCTCTGCGGCAACAGCATCAATTCTTGAAGATATCCATGATGCATCAAATGCTTCAGCAATATCTTTGTCTGGTTTATGTTCCATATTAACATGAGTAAACCAAACATCACGTTCACCAAATGGTGACTTTCTCATTTCTGAAATCCAATCCTTCACATGATCATGATAACCTTCTTTATAGAAAAATCTATTAACACAAACATCACCTTTCTTGATGTGTCCAACTACGTTGTTAGAAAAATCTCGTACAGATCTATTAGTTTTAGATGTATCCCCTATTATACCATAGTTTTTATCATTGTCAACATATAAACTTCCATTGAGAGCATGATGGTTAATCTTCCCCCAATGGACTTTTGCGAATGGATTAATCTGGACTTCTCCATCATAATCTATGAATAACTGTGAAATATTTCGTGCTTCTTCTTTGTCCATGAAATATTTATGCTATGGTAATTCCAACCATTGTTGAATTAATAGATTATATTTTGTTTCCTCATATGCACGTATCAAATTTGATTTTCCACCAATATTTTCAGCTCCCATATTATGGGTATACTTTTTCCATTCTATATTTTCAAATATTTTTCTAACAAAAGGTTGATATGCTTTAATAAGAAAGTGGGTAGTAGTATTTTCTTCAATTTCATTTAGTTCACATACTCCAATTTTTCCCCAATACTTAAGGCCGAAGTCCCAATATTCATTCTTTTTAATTTGTTTTCTTACCGATACTCTTTTCTTTACATTATCACAAGTGAGAAATAAATCAAAATCTTCATGGACAGTTTTTGGTCTTTCTAGTATTCTAAGGTTAGGTTCATGATTTCCTCTTTTCCAGAGTTGTTGACAACATTTAACATGATGTGGTTTTCCATTAAGTAAAAAACTATCTTTAGGTAAGTGTTCACTATAAACACATGAAAAATTTACATCCAATTGTCTATGAAGTTTCCAACTAGAAGTCCATTTTAATGGTACGATAAAAGCAATATACTCACTAAACTTTGCTGCATGATTAAAAAACTTTACAGCCAAAGGATTTAAATATCCTCTACCAAAAGGTGGATTTCCAATCGTTAATATTTTCTTATAGTTTTTGTGAAATAAATTCTCTTCATCGTATGGTTCAAGACCAACAGGAAAATAATCAAAAAAATCCTGTTTAATAATACCATCACCTTCTGGAACCAAATCTATAGATACAGCATCCTCCGGTAAGCACTTTGATATATTACCACATCCAGCAGAAGGTTCAAGTATAATATCCATGTCATCAAATGATACATGTGATTTAATATTTTCAACAAACCTTTTAGAAATTTCTGGATGTGTATAAAATTTATCTAAATCCCTACTAATATTTTCTTCCTTCATTTAGTTGAATTTCCTTTTTGAACACACAAGATGGGGATATGTCCAGTAGTTTCAACGAATATGTCAGTAACCCACTCTTCATATCCTCTTCCTCTGTTATATTCGATTGTCCGTGTTCTCCCCCCGAATCCTTCTTCAGTCACATATTTTTTCTCAATACGAATACCATATATTTCTACCTTCATACCTTCTGTAATACCATGATAATTAGATTCTGTAATAACATAGTTAGTAGTAGAACAAGAACCTTTCTTCATAGCCTTTCTAGTTCCACACGAATATGAAGCAAATCGCTTTTTAAGACTTGAAAGAGACATACCAATTTTGACAATGTGGCCATCATATGCAATACAATATACCCATTCCGCGCCCTCATCTTCCCAATAAGGAGAATCTTTTAAATAATCAACCAGTTTACCTTCAAACTCTTCTCCATTAATAAACTCTCTATTTGAGTTAGGGAAAGATTCTTTTTCATTAAAAACACAATGTGCTACCAAATGCATTTTTTCAGTAAGAGCCTCTTCAAACTCTTCAGTAGTTATTTCTTCTTTATGATCAAACGTAAACCCGTTTGAATCAATGTATTTGGACATTTCAGGATAGATGTGTCCTGTATCTGCTGTTGGATAATTCATATTAAAACCCCCTTTTCCAAATTTTCCTTACTGATTTACCATTTACATAGATAGACATGGTTTCATACACATCAAAGATGGCACCCATGACTTTTTCCAATTCATCAACTGCACGAAGATGACCGGTTTTCACATCAATATTTTCCCATAGGGAATTCTCGTTGCGAATTTTAATCATTTTACGCATCAATTTGTTAGCTTCTTCTACAGTTTCAACGGATTTAACGACACGTTTTCGACCTGCTCTAAACTCAAACACGGTTCGTTTTCGGCTCATCGCTCCGGCCTTGTACGCTGTGTGAATACTCATAATGTTCTCTCATTTAAGTTATGGGATTATTCCCCTTCTTTATTGTTACAGGACCATTATAACACTACTGGGTCAGGAAGTCAAGTGTTTATACAAACTTTTTGCATTTATTTTTGTTCTCTCAAGAGTTTTCCGAAACGAACAAGCAGAACAATGTGGAGGAGCCACACCTTCCATAGTGGTGCTCCTTCCAAATCAATTTCTATTGTCTCTTCACCTATTGTAATTTCTTTAATCATTGATATCCATCTTTATCGAACTTCACGTAACTGATGTTTTCACCTCTCAGGAGTCTCTGTTCCTTTCCGAAATACTCCTTGATGGACATATCCTTTGGGATGAGTTCACTAAGGGGTATTGAGTTCTTTTCATAGTAAACATCTAAATCAATATGTCTAGTATCAGATTCATATTCTTCATAGGAATTATGATAATTTTTTCGTAGATGTTCTTTGAAATTATCAGAGGTTACGGATTCGTTTATCTCTATCTGCACTTTTTCATAATCATTCATAATCATTTCTCGTTTGGGAAAAGTCTAATAGAAAATTGGGTACATCCCCATCTCTTTTTAAACTACACTTATATTTTAAGCTATTCCGGGCTGAAAGTCAAGTGTTTATAGAATTATTATTTTAAAATAATATCAGTATGTTATAGGTCAAAAACAGGAAATTTACAAAAATAAAAAATATTTACAAGTACGTTTTTAATTATGTAACAATAACAATAAGATACCAAGTTAACATAATATTAAAAATGTAACTTAAAAAGTAAAAAGGTAGAGGTCTAAGGGCCAGAACCCCTATCTGGGACCCCCACCTTATTGTGCTAAAAAACTCTCTAAAGGATTTCTTTGTTCATAATGTGACAAATACGATTCTTTAATTCGTTCTTTGTGATTCTTGAGGTAGATGGTATGACAACCATCTTGGAAGGTTTTTTTGGGTCTAAACAAAAGTTCATTTGAAATCTTTCCGGCAAATGCTTTTCTCAACATCGGTTTCCACATCGGGCCGTCTTCTTTATATTTTGGTGGAATCCTCAAACAAAACTCGACCAAATCTTTGTGAAGAAATGGTGTCCTTAACTCAACAGTTCCACCATACATCATTGCTTTATTGGTACGTATTAAATTGTTTTTGTGGAGATTTACTACCAGCTTATAACGTTCTTTGATGTAGTCTTTGTCCTTATAGTTCCATGCAAATACATGACCATAAGATGCAAACAATTCATCGCTCCCCTCTCCACCAAAAACAACTTTGAATCCTTCATCACGAATTCGTTTGGAAAGTGCTAATTGGGCAACCGCCGGAGAAACTTGTGTCCACGTATAATCTTCGACTGCATAGACCGCCTCACTCATATTGTCATTGACCCATTCCTCATCAATAATTACTTCATGAAGTGGAACACCTATTTCTTTACTTGCCATTCGGGCATAATACAAATCATCTTTCTTACCAGTATCACCGACACTCACTACAAAAGCCTGTAGGTCTGGAATTTGTTGTTTAAGTAGATAAGTAACGATAGTTGAATCTACACCGCCAGACAAAATTGTACACACCGGCACATCTGAAATTAATTCATTGTGTACACCCTCAGTCAACAAATCTCTAATACCATCGATTACTTCTTCTTCTTTCATGTCTTCAATATCTGTCATAGCAGGAAACTCGTAAAATTTTGTTTTCACTAGTTCCCCTGTCACATAATCAAATTCATAGTAACAGCCAGGATCTACTAATACAACATCGGAGGCATTGATATTCAAGGATTTTGTAATTGTTTTTAATTCACTTGCAACTACAATTTGTTTTCCCTTCTTAAAAAAATATAAAGGAATTCTCCCTATGAAATCTCTAGCAAAAGTTAGTTTCTTTTTTTCTTCATCCAAGACTGCAAATCCAAACATACCATCAAGATTTTTGATACAATCTTCTTGGTCTAAATGAAACATGTTCAATAACAATTCTGTATCACTTCCTGTATGTAAATCAAATTTAGATTTATGACTATCCATACTTCGCCACAGTTCACCATTATAGACTAAAATATATGGCCATTTGAACATAGGTTGCTGTGATTCTTCAGTCAAACCCTGAATAGAAAGTCTGTTGTGTCCTAACCAAGTATCAGTTTCAATACTGTAGTTAATTCCTTTACTATCTGTACCACGATGATCTATAAGCTTTAAGGCATCGGTAAATTGTTTTTCAGATGTAAAAATATTCCCTATTACAAATCCACACATTATTTTTTCCTAAAAAGAAACACGGGCTCATATTTAAAACTATCGGATTTTATATTCTTGCCAGGCATTTTTGATAAGGTAAGTTGAAACGTTTCCATATATTCAAATTCTTCAGATAGAACTATATTTGCACATTCACCTTCTAAATTATCAAATGAACTAACATTAGCTATATTGATTGCCAAATAGCGTCTTGGTTTTAAGCCATATGCGCAGTTTTGTACTGTCTTACGTAAAAATCCCTCTAACCAATCTGCTTTATTAGGAAACTTTTTATAACTCTGGGTATCCTCATCAGAATATTTTTCTGTATCAAAGTATGGTGGTGAAGTGAAACATAAATCTAAAGATTCTTTTTCGGGGACATAATCTTCACTTCCACTTTGAACTATTTCTAAACGTTGAGTAGTTCCAAAAAGATTTGATTGATTGCCCCAATCCTTTGCAATTTGATTCAATCCATTAAATGTTTCTTTTGATGGTTCAGTAGCAATATAATTTATATGTGTTTTTATTGCACCTAACAATCTTCCACCATAACCTCCGGACATATCCCATGTAGTACCACCATCAGGTAAAAACTTTTCATATATTGCTTGTGCGGCAGTTGGTCTAAAATTACTAACTCCTTGAGAGCCAGACATAACTTTCAAAACTTTTCTTAAACCAGAGGGCGAGTCTACATGGCCAAGTTGTTTCATTTTCGTTTCGATTCTCCCCTTATCATTGAAAAAAGTTTGTAGAGGAGTATTCATGTTACCACATTTAACATCAAAAGCATGAGGCATATAAGACCACAACAAAGCAAGACCGTGCATTGTTTGTTTTATTGTTTTACCATCCCACAAATTTCCTTGATACTGAATAAATTTTTTGAATTCTTCTCTTCTCCAAACATTATCAGTAGGATAATATGGGAACTCTTCAGTCTCCAAACAACGCATTTGATTTTCTTTCCAAAACTACTCTACTATTTCTAACAGGTGGCTCATACTTAGGATCATTCCTCAACAACCAATGAATTTCACCAAACACCATACTAAAGTATCGTTCATCATATTGTGTAATACCATATGCTTCCCACGCCTTATGTCCATGATACGTTACTTTTTTCGTTGCTACTAGCTCATCTCTTCCTTTAGGATCTAACATATCCATTTGAGCATTTGTTATTCTACCATCATTCACAGCTTCAAGTAACGCCTCATTATCTATACAAGCAGGTCTTGATATAGAAATAATATTTCCACTAAATTTTTCTAACAATGCTTTATCCAAAATTGGTGTATCTGTAGGTGATGAAGCAACAATTATTGTATCAAAACTCTCCATATATGGATAAATTGTATTGTAATCGGTTATGGAATTCACTTCTGTTACATTATAATCAAAGGTATTAATAGCTTTACCAATTTTACCTGCTCCTAATAATAAAACGTTTGTACCTTTTTTCCATCGATCAATCCATTTTGCTACATTGAATGTATCTGGGTCTAGACAAACAACCCCTACTCTACGTTTCTCTGCTAATTCTAAATTGATATTATCCGATCCATGTGCTCTACATTGAATCCATTTTAGATTTGGATATGCATCAAATGTTTTTTGTCCTATCTTGGAAAACTTTACACTCAGTACTTCTGTTTCAAGATCACGTTCAATTTCATCTTGAGAACCCATGATTTTATAATCTTCCCATTCAAGTTTATTATCTCTTATTTCATCCCACTCTTTAAAGTATGGTTCATAATGAAATAAATCATTCATGTCTTTCTTGTCTTTTAATACAACCTTGCTCACCAGTTACCTCCTAGATTCCAAAATAAAATTTCACCTTCAAATTTTTGTATATTTTTTTCTAACCAATACCACGCCTTCTTATCCCAAAATTCATTACAAGGAAATGGTGTTTCATACGATTCCATCATATCATCGAACTCAAATTCACTCTTGACTATTTCAATTTGTTCTGATGGTTGTATTTGATGCTTGAGAAATTTCTTTTTAATTGTGTCTTCACCAGATACATTTACTGTATGAAATGTTCTTGTGTTTCTTGGATCAAGCAAGGACGCCCATGGCTCATGTTCTAACATCAAACCTAAACAAGTAACACCAGAACCAGAAGAAACGACTAAATGATCAAAGTCTAATTCCTTCTTAACTTCTCTTAATCTTTGTCTTTGCGTTGCTATATAGGCATCGTGATCAAACGCATACGGAAGTCTAATGTAATTCTTTTCCCTTGCTATCTGACCAACTTTGTTGTACATTACATTCATCATATTAGGTTTAATAGGAAGAACGTTTTCAGATTTTTCTAGGATATGTTGTGGGAATTTTTTGGAATCAGGATAGGCCATAATAAATTCATAATCTAATTCTTTTGACACTTCAGCGAGTGCCCATCCAGACCACGAACCATAAACAGAAAGATGTATTAAAGGCTTTGATGGTTTTATAGTAGTCAGTACATTCTTGAGAGCAGTCAATTTACCCCACGGCGGATGTACTGTACCATCGCCCATTAAGTCATCACGTTTTACATGAACTTGTTTACCTTCTACAGTATAAGTTTCAATTGGTGTAATTTCATTAATCAAAGAACCCCGCTAATGACGCGTTACTAGTAGTAGTAGCTTGTTGTAACTGTCGTGTTCCGTTTTTCATGAAAAATCCATCTCTTGTACGTAGTCTTTCTTGCATTTCTTCGTATACTTCAGGATTATTTCTGAGTCGGAAAATTTCCAAACCTCTTTCTGATTGACCAGATTCAATAGTTTCTATAGTATGGCAATTCATACACAAAATCTTACACTTTCTAATCTCTTGAAATAATTCTCTTATGTATTGTCTATTTTTTTCTTTTTTAACATGAGCAATTCTTTTAACCAATCCATTCATTCCTGATCCACCCTTTCCCTGACCTACGCAATAATGATTCTTTTCTAAAGGATTTATATGATCAAAAACTAATGCATAACCATTCTCATTATATCCACATATTTCACAACCTTTCGCACACTTGTATTTGTGAAGCCAATGAATTCTTCTGTCTTTTGTTCTTTTTCTTCTTGCGTTATTCTGAGGAGTACTCATTCGAAAAACCCATCTAATGTAGTTTTTTCTTTAGATGTTTCTGAGAACTTTTTCTTTTTGATTGGTTCTTGAACCACGGCCGGTCCCATACCCCCCAAAGTAGAATCTTTAAAAGGAGCAAATAAATCAACATCTTCTCCGCCAGGTTTTTGAAAACACCAAACAGATTCGACAAACCACTTTGCTTGCCATTCATCGTATTTTGCTTTTCTTTCTTCATGTGTATCTCCCTCAAAAGATTTTATGCTTTTCGGGCGAGCCATAATTCTCATTCCAATTTGCCCTTTGAAATATTCTTTAAGATCATTTACTAAATCATCACAAGACTTATGGCGTTTACCTTTGACTTTCGGGTCCATAATATTAACCATTAACCATCCGCCTGGACTTAATTTATCAAATGCTTTTTTCATTACAGGAAGATAGAATCCATCTCTCCACTCTTCATAAGAATTATATCTACTCCATGATTGATCACCTTCAAACTTACTACCCTCTGCATATCGTTCAGTAGCAAAGTATGGTGGAGAACTAAACATGATATCAATGTCATTAGGAATTTCATCCCACGGCAAGTCTTCAGCAGGCGATCTATAAATTTTTACTTTCTTTTTTCCTTCAACTGAAAACCAATTCTCACCAAATTCTGATTTAGGTTTTTCTTCTCCTAACCAATTTTCATACTGAACTGCCATCTTGTGATAATTTTCATGGAGATCACCATTCGGGTCCATTCCATAATATTCATCGGCATTAGAAGCAAAAAATCCTGTCATACGATCACCCCAACCTGAACTTGTATCGAGTACTTTTTTAGATTTAGTAAAATCATAAAAAGCTTTAGCTACTGATGGTTTGAATTGTGTCGCAAAATATGCTCCAACTCGAACACCTTCAATGTACAAATTATTCTTGAGAGGCATTCCACAATCTGGATGAAGTCTCCATATCGGTGAAAGTATTTGTTTTAAATCTGTTTGATCATTCCACATTGTAATTGGACTTGGTGAACGATCATAACTACATTTCATTCGTTCACGATTCATGAACGCATCAGAAATGGTATTAAAAATTGCACTAAAATTTAAAATTCCTATTCCCCATTCTGGAAAATTGCCAACATAGTCATCATATTTTTCATGGACTGTTTTACACTTTTCTTTTGGGAAAATATTATCTTTTAGATTGAGATTGCACAATTTATAAAAGCTTTGTCTAACTTCGTGCATATCAAATTCCCTGAATGGAAATTTGGGGTGGTGTTTTTCAAAGAAATGAATCAAAGTATCGATCATGACTTTCGCCCGTTTGGACATGGGCAAAGAAGTATCTGTATCGACATACTTCGTATTTAAGTTTTGCCAAGTAAATAAATCGAATACTGGCAACCCATATTCATTTACATTATCTTCATAAATTTTTAATAATTCTTCGTTCATTTGAATTCGCAATCTACCATCATCTCTGTGAGACAGGCGACTAGGTTAATTTCTTGGTCTGCGACAAACGCAGACTTGTATTGATATTCCGCAATAATAAGAACAGCTTGGGGGATTGAAGTATCCTTGAGATGTTCATGTATTCCATCATAAATCTTTCGAAAAATCCTTACCGGATCATTATCGACATTTTGAGTAACCCATTTACGTACTTCAGAAAAATGTTTTTCTTTTAATGCCCTCATCAATTCAAGAAGATTGATTTCACCAATCTGTGCCAAGATACCGGCATCGATAATTCCACCTGCTGCATATCTTTGAAGTTCGTTTATTACTCTCCTCATATCTGGAAAGTGTTTCAAAACTAATTCAACAAGAACCTTTTCATCAAACTTGATTCCCTTCTCTGTCAAAATTTCTTTGACTCTTACTAAACATTCTTGACCAAGTTTCGGTTTCTCTGCTCTTGGAATTACAAATTCTATTACAGAGCAACGTGAATGGATAGGATCAATGATCCGATTACGAAAATTACAAGTAAAGATAAAACTAACATTACTGCTAAATTTTTCAATGAACCCCCTTAGTGCTGGTTGAACCGATTCAGCATTCATGTAATCTGCCTCATCGACTATGACAACTTTTCTTCCACCAGTCATTGAGACTGAACTACAATATTGCTGTAGAAGTGTTCTAACTGTATCTATATTTCTTCCCTCATTTGAACCATTTATCATTAAATAATCCAAACCTATTTCATCACACATAGCACGAGCTATTGTGGTCTTACCTACACCGGCTCCACCAGACAAAAGTAAATTAGGAATTTTACCATCATTAACAAAACCTTGAAAGACTTCTTTGGTTGGTTCTAATAGAACGCAGTCCGCCACTCTTTTAGGGCGAAACTCTTCTACCCATAAAAAGTTTTCCATGATTATCCGTTATAGTTTGAATTTTGTTCTGTTGCGATCCAATATTGTAATTTGGAATGTTCGTGTGCGAAATGTGCAATCCCTTTGGATGAAATTCCAACTTGGTATCCACCACTCAAAAGTTTCATGTTCTCAATTTTGAAAACCATTTGAAAATCTAATGTAGTAGTTCCAACTTCTCTTCGAAATTCATCAGAAGAATTATTATTGGTATCAGTAGCTACCAAAAATATTTTACTTTCATCACCATGTACAACTAATTCTGGTAACGATAAAACTTGTGCCGCCTTCAGACAAGAATCGTATGCGTCTTTCGACATTTTGAAATTGATTTCCGGTTCAGGAAAATCAAGTTTTTTCTCTGGAGGTAAGACTAACATGGCTGGATCTCCATAAACATAATCTAGTTCATATTCGTTACTACGAATATTCAATTTATTTTCACCAACATTTAATTCAGGAGACTTTTCAAAAAGACTAAGTGCACCTAACAATTTGTTAAGATCATAGATAGCAAATGTGCTAGGAATGTCTTCACTAATTTCTGCACTTGTTAGAATATTTTTTTGAGGTGAAATTGTTGATAGTGATTTACCCTGTTTGAATTGTATGTTTTGATTTATTGTTGCGTAGTTTTTGAGTATCGCGAGTGTTTCTGCTGTTAACTTCATCGTATTCCTTGTATGATTTGTATTAATTGTATATCTTATTATATCATGTATTGTTGATTTGTCAAGTTATTTTGTGGGTGTAGTAAGTTTCACCTTCCCCTTCTTTTTGTCAGCTCGTTCTGCTGCTCTCCGTTCTTGTCGATTTTGTTTTCGTTCTTCTTTCAATGGTCTTTCTTGTATATCTACTCCATGTGATGCATATTCCAATTTACCCAAATCTTTTAATGTACCATTGAAAACATAAGTACCAACATGATTCACTTCCATCCAGGGGCACAACCAAGTTGTAAATCCTATCTTTCTTGCGAATTGACAAAACATATAATCTTCAGACAAATAACGATCTGAACCACTTGCGCCTTTTCCTGCATATAATTCATTATCAATTACTGTATCAAAGAAGGCATGAATGTATCGTTTGCCATCAAAATGTTCTGAACGATTATGATCTGGTTTGTAGGAAAATTGGGGATACTCTTCTCTAAATGCTTCAAAGACTTCACGGGCGATTATAACAAAACCTGTACCCACTTCTAATACTTCAGTTGGTTCATCAATTTTAATTTGAGTTGTACCTGCTGTTGGATTAAATACAAAATCTCCTGTAAATTTTTCTAATATTGTAGGGTCTTCATCTGCTAATCCCGCATCAACAGCATTACGAACTTTTTCCCAAGCAATACATTTTTTGGGATAAGGTCCGCCAATAATTGGTTTATCTTTTCCAACAAGGGAAGCGAGTGCTAATACATCTTGAGGATTAAAATTGATGTCCGAATCAATGAACATCAGGTGGGTATAAGGGGAACGTAGAAATTCATCTACCAAATAATTTCTTGCTCTTGTAATTAAACTTTCATTAAAAAGATAAAAGAACTTTATATCCATTCCATATTTTGTGGCGGTAGTTGCTAAATCACAACATGCTTTAGTGTACATTCCATGACATTGCCCGCCATACATTGGAGTACCGATAAATATTTTCTTTTCTCTTAGTTCTTTAATATCAATTGAAATTTTCATTTCACTTTCCTATTATAAAATTATTATAAAAATGTTAATGTTAGGTAGAGCTTAAACTATCCTATCCTCACCCGTGGCACGTACCTCTGGGCTTATTGTATAGGCATCTTAACTTCATTTAAGTAGAGCTCTTACTCGCACTCAAGTGCAGAGTCCGTCCCTCTGACCTGGCTTTAGAGTCATTTACCTAACAAATCTATTTTAGATTCATCTATTCCACCATGCTTCTCAATCACTTCATCAATAATTGAACACGGCACATATCCATAAACCGTACCACAAAGATTTTCTTCATCTTCTGCGTAGGATGTAAGCAATGTTTCTTCTGTAGACGGAAAACCGACTTCAGCTCGTTCATAACTATCTGCCACATCTCGTGGCTCACTATACAAAGATTGTCCTGCTTGAACAGACATTTTAAATCCATCATTACAAACTACTTTAGGAGTGCGAGAACTTGTCATGCCTGGCACAAGTTTTGTGACTGTTCTATACTTCTGTATAAATTCATTAATTTTCATATCATTAATATATATAAGTTTAAGATTTATCTTTTTTATATTCCCTGGCGTGCTGCAATGCTTCTTTCTTTGTCTTGAAAAAACCACCACCCATTTCTACTTCATCTTCGAATCTTCGTACCATGTATTTGCCCACAGTAGGGGAACCAAAAATAAATTCACCTTCTTCAAGGATTTCAATCGTTGTTTTTTTCATCTTAATCCACTCCAATTTAAATAGGGATCATCGAACATTTCCATTTGGGCTTGTTCTTTTCTCCATTGTCTAATTGCATCTCCACGTTCCTCATCAATCACATGTTGAGGGAGATCATCTACATTTTCCATAGGTTCTTCTGCAACCTTTTTGGCTATACTATCTACCATTCCATCACTCCAAAGATAGGTTAAATTATTCATTTGATTTCAATGTTTGTTGATATTGTTATTCTTGGTTCTTTTGTCGGTCCTTGTTCCACAACTTCATGATTTAATGTTGAAGGAAAAATAATCATATCATCTTCTTGACATGGCATTATAAAATCCTCTAACAAATAAGAATTGTCCGGAGCCCCTAAATCCAAAAAATTAATTGTACTCACTTGCAAGTGTTTTGTAAATGGTGCAAAGTTTGCTGGATTATTAAACCGTGTAAAAACATGTTCTTTTTTAAAATTCACATAATGACAAGTAGAAAAACTCTCCTTTGTTAAATGATTATGAGAGCCTATCCGTTGACCTTCAAGAATTGCTGAATAACTTCTAATGTCAAGTTCCCATCTAAAAGGTTTTTCTGTAAATACTTTTTCATCAAAAAATTTATTAAATACTTTTGTATATTCACGGTTAAGTTTGTCAAAATTTACAAATCGAAAAGTTATATCATCATAATCTTTTTCAAAACTATTTTTTTTATAATCATTTCCAAATATACTAACGTATGTACAAGCATTCTTTTTTAAATTTTTATTATACTTTATATCCTCAACTATTTTTTCTTTATCATAAGAAGTAGGATCAATTCTAATTTTGTAAATTGGAAAAGAAAATAAATTTAATTGTGAAAACTCACTCATCTTATCTTTGTATTTTCAATAGTGGTTTTAGCTCGTTCAATTTTTTTCTTTAATCGTTTTTTCTCGGTATCATCTTCACAAGATTTTAGCTTCTCTTCATATACAAGAATAGATGCTTTTGTGCGTTCGATTGCGCCTTCTTGGCGTCTTCGTTTTTGTTGGTTCATAGTTTTTATAGACTAAACATTACTACTGCTGTAAGGTATAACATACCCATCATCAATACGAATGTTGCGATCTCTTCAAGCCACATTTTCATTGTTTATCTCTATTAAAGAATCTCTCCAGTCACCCAATTCAGAATCAATTCCTGTATGGGTAATTCCTTCTGCTGAAAGAAAAACTGGGTTTGTAATCTGTAAAAATTTACCTTCTTTAACATCCCAATTATCACAAGCAATATCGGTTGCGACACTTGGTTCGTTTTCAAAGGCATAAAGTTTACCATCCATATCCCTAGCCAAAAACTTGAACGTATCTGGTACTAGGGTTTCAACATTTATTTTTTTCATCATTTATCCTATTAAGATTAATCTTCATAATCGGAATTTTCTTCATCCAAAAGTCTGTGAGCTTCTTCAGCTTCAGTTTCATCGAGATCAACTCCGGCATCAATCTTGGAATACAAATCCAAGAAAGAAGTTTTCGTATCTTCATCAAAACGATTCACACACATTTCGATTGATTTCATTCTATCACCGAAAATTGCGAATGCGTTTGAAATATGAACCAATCGGCGAGTTGCGATTACTTCATCGATTCCACCATCGTAAAAAGTCTTACGAATGGCGTTTGCCCAATTCACCAACTTCTCTGCGAAATCAGAATCAGGAACTCCAAGAGAATCAAGAACTTTGTTCACGATTTTCTTTTCGGTTTGGGCTGAAGGATAATTAACTTCCATTGTGATAGGAAATCTTTCAAGGAAAGCTTCGTTCAAGATATTGGTAAAAACAAATCTACCATCTTCAGAACCTTTTCCTTTAGTATTGGCGGTTGCGACAACCGAAAATCCCTCGGCTGGTGTAACCATTCTGTTTATCTTTTTCAAATAAACACCTTTACCCTCAAGTATAGGTTGTAGACACATCACTTTGTTGGATGCCAAGTCAATCTCATCAAGGAGAAGAACTGCACCACGTTCCATTGCGATGACCACAGGACCATCCTGCCAAACTGTATTACCATCAACCAATGCGTAGTGACCCAAAAGATCATCTTCATCAGTTTCAACAGTAATGTTAACCCTGATAAATTCTCTCTTGAGTTTTGCACAGGCTTGTTCGGTCATATAAGTTTTACCAGTTCCAGATTCACCAGTTTCAAATACTGGATAAAATTTTCTAGAACTCAAAACCTTAATCAAATCACTAAAATGTCCGTGAGCCACGAACAAAGGATCTTTTTTAGGAATCAATTCTGCTGGATTAAAATATGTACTCATATCTAAAGTATCACTCTCTACTTTTTTTGTTTTCACAGGAGCCGGATCTACCGGACGATCTGGTTGTACTACCGGAGCAGGAACCACATCTGCGACTGATGCACCTTCTCCACCATTTAATGCAGGAAGACGATAAGTATCTTTACTAACCTTAGTAAAGGCACCCATTCGCCGTGCGTCAGTCAACCAAAATGGGAATTTCAACCCATTCTCTTCTGCTATTTCAGTAATAGTTTTCTTTGCTAATACTGCGCCTTCGCCATATTTGACGATTGCCGCTGAAAGAAACTTTAACTGTTTTTCAGTATATGTCATTTTCACATCTCTCATAATGTATGTTTTATTTGATGAAGAACGTTTCTTCATCTTCAGGTACCATTATACAGTAAATTGGTCAGGAAGTCAAGTGTTTATACAAACTTTTTTCACTTTTTTTCATGCCGCTACCATATTAATGAATCTTGACAAAAGTTTTCTCTTCTCAAGTTTTCCGGAAGAAAACTTCTTAAAGGCTTTCGCCATTTGTGCTACAGTTGCATCTTCTGCAACTTCTAAAGTAGTCTCTTCAACTTCCAAACTTTTTCCACCTTGAACCAAATATTGTTCATTAAATCCCATCATTTCAGGGGCGATCATATATTTGTTTTTACGCCATTCTTTCATTGCATTGTGTACTTCTTCCCATTCTGGAATAGTATCTGTTTCACCTCTAGACTTTCTTTGCTTATCAAGATGATGTTGCATTTCATACTTTTTCATTCTATCAATCAAGAAAAAGTTAACAATATTAATATTAAAAACATCTCTTTGAAATCTAACCAAAGCTTCTGTGAAAGATGACGCTTGCCGAAAATCATGTTTTGAGTCAACTAACATTGTTTTTTTAGAAACTGGATCTCGTAAAATCACATTTTGCTTTCTTACATCAAAATGTTCAACGTTTGTACCATTCTCAGTCCAATAGTTATTTGAGGAATGAGAATCACCATCAGTAAGAAAAATACTATTAATAACATCAACTTGATTCTTCTTTTGAAATTCTCTCATTATTGAAAATGATACCAACAGAGTTGAATTCAAAGGCGTTCCACCAAGATTCATTCTATCTGGAATATTGAAATATACTCCTTCTCCATAATAACGATAGGCGTTAGAATAATAACTTGCTGTTGCTGTCATAAAAATATATGCCTCATGAAGTTCTTTTGCTCTCATCCTTGAAGAAAACAAGTTCAAAAGATTGAAACGATTAATAACCACATCTCCGTAATCTGGAGTTTTAGTTGACAATATATGTCCATTACTGTCAGTCCAATCTATATCATCTTTGTATCTTGTATAGGAATCACTAAAGGCATAGACTTCAAAAGGAATGTTCACTCTCTTACAGAACATAACCAAAATCATCAACTGGTCAATAGTCCCTTTCATATTTTTTGACATTGAACCAGACCAATCGACAAACATCACTAATCCATGATTTTTTCCATCAGGAGTAATAGACAATTTCTTAAAAATATGTTCATTATATTTGTATGTATAGAGCCTTTCAGAATCAAGAATTCCAGAATTGGCGGTTGCTGTTCTTGCATGTTCTTTTGCCGCTTTCTTCATTTCAAATTCTTTTGCGAGGTATTCAACAATTTTTTTATTCTTGTTACGAAAATCTTTGAACAATTTTGTTGCTGCATCCAACATCTCTACACCGGTTATCTCATTACTATATCTTGGTTCAGTACTACTTGAATACATTTCACGATATTCCTCATATACATCTGAAAAATTAACAACAACATTTTTCATATCGATCTTGGTAGGAAGATTCAAATATACATAATCTTTTGCTTCTTCTGATACTAATTCAATTTCATTATTTCGAAAGTTGCTATCAGTTTTTGATTCAGGCTCAAACCTTCCATCCATACCGCCTTCTTCTCCAGACCCACCGGCTTTTCCTTCTTCAGTTTCATCTTCATCTTCTTCAGAAGATTCTTCACTCCCTGCACGTTTTTCCTTTGAATCATCTTCGCCATCTTCGCCATCTTCACCGGCACCATCTCCAGATTCACCTTCTTCGCTATCTTCATTAGAATTTTCAAAATCACTAGGATCATAATTTTCATTCCAATCTTCATCTTCATCCACCATTACATCTTCCCATTCATGGTCACTCATATCGGTTTCAGATTCATTTTCTTTTGCATACTCATAAAGATCTTCACAAATCTTGACAACTTCTTTCCAAGTTTGGGCTTTATCAATTCTATCAATAAAGACTGATTCTTCTCCAGAAAATGAAATATTCAAATGACTACCTACTTTATAGTGAAGATTAATTCTATCAATCAATCCCAAACCGGCCACTTCTTCCTTTTTAATACCGAAAAAATCACGCTTCATCAAATCGTTATAACCATTGACAAATGACCTTCGACCACCAGGATATTTAATTTTAATTTTTCTCTCAATTCGTGCATCTTCAACTACATTAAGAAAGGATTTGAATCCTTTTCCATGATCTTTTGCATCATGTAATCCCTCTTCAGGAGTGAATAATGCGTGTCCAACTTCGTGTAGTACCAGTAAATCATAAAGACTCCCGTTCATCTCTTTCCAAATTGGAAGACGGAGAACGCGATTCTTTGTGTCAAATGATGCTGTATTAAATTTACCATGTTCAACAGTCAAGTTTTCTGAAGCGAGAAGTTTCGCTAGAATTGACTTTGATTCTTTATTGGCTAATTTCATTTCCATTTTTATTCTCTAAAAAAGTTTCTTTCTCATTGTTACAGGACCATTTTATCATACCTGGGTCAGGAAGTCAAGTGTTTATACAAACTTTTTTCATTTTATTCCGTATGCCTTGGCTAATGTTGGAATGTCCTTATATCCACAGGCATTCCAAATTTCCATACTTTCTGAACCTATTTCCCAGCGAACACGTTTGTTTACCAGTAGTTCAATTCGATTGAATTCTTTCACATCCATTTCAGGCGTTCTATCTGTTACAGTTATCTCGCCACCATTTCGTTTGAGGTGGTTCAATCTCCACCAGAATTGTTTAGTTGATTTTATTTTCATAACATTTCATACCTATCCAATGTGATCCATCTTTTAAATTCTCTATCAGTTCCTTTTTACATTCATTAGAACATACGTGACCCGTACCTTTTGGACAATTAAACATCTTGCTAACATCAATTCCAGAATCATTTCTATGTGTAGTTTTACAATTAGTACAAATCATATTTTCCCTTTTTCATTTGGGTTGACGGATGAGAATCGAACTCACGACCTTTTGAATCACAATCAAATGCTCTACCAATTGAGCTACCGTCAACATCTGGTGGGGAGAGAAGGAGTCGAACCTTCACAGTCTCAGACGGCTGATTTACAGTCAGTTGGGCTCGCCACGTGCTCAGCCTCCCCATATGTTGAGGGTGAGGAATCGAACCTCACACCGACAATTCACTCTCAAGTGAATTTAGTTCCCCATATATTCCACAAAGGACATATTCATGGGTTTGCTCTACCTTTGAGCTCTACCTCAACTTTAATCTTTTCTTATTCTCTAGTTATATTATACCACGATTTGGGGGTAAATGTCAAGTGTTTAATGCAAATAAACGCAAATATTTGCATTTTATACAAAAAATTTATTGAGGGGGGAAGTGTCATCTATTATTTGATCCAATGTTCTGCTATCTCCTTTTTTCCATACCCACATTGGTTCAATAATCTGTTTTCCTTTTGATTCTGGTTTATCATTATTACTGCCTGGTCTACGATTTAATTTTAATCCGATACATCCAGTATATTTAGATTGTGGAAGTGATTGTATAAAATCATTCATGGGATCACAAATCTTTACATAAGTTTTATTATTTCCTTTATCGTTTGCATACACATCAGCAATATTGATAATCATCGTTCCATCATCTTTTAAGGAACTCCAACATTTTTCTAAAGTTGGAAACAAGAAATTTCCTAACCAATCATCAATATCTTTTCCATATCGTTTCCAAGATTGGGTTTCATCATCTGCATATCTTTCTACATGAAAATATGGTGGAGAAGTATACACCATATCAAATTTTCTCTTGCTAAGATCTACATCTTCTGCCGGAGCTTTTATAAATTCTGTTTTCTTGTAAGTCTCATAAAGCTCATTTTGTCTTGGATAATTATCAAACACCTCTTGGTTAGGATCAATGCCTGTATAACTTTCTGCATTAGAGGCGTGAAATCCAGCGAGTCTATCACCCCACCCCATAGAAAAATCTAAAACATCTTTTGCTTCAAATAAATTATAAAGTGATTTTGCTACTGCTGGTGGATATTGAGCTGCCATATACATTCTCATTTGAATGGCTAATCTCATTTGTTTATTATTTACCTCTGGCATATCTAATGTCCATAGAGGATTCAAAAATGTTTGATGGAATTTTTTAATCGTCCAAGAACGATAGGGGCTTGTATGTCTGGCGTGCTGTACTTTCCATCTTGCGAATTGATGAAAGTAATTAGATGATTTTCTTCCTACATTACTATTTTTTATATACCAATGTGATAAATCATATTTGTAATCTGCTTTAGAATAAAGACTATCTTTGGTCAATAAAGTTCTTGCATCAAACTTCGCTAACTCATAAAAGTCTTGTTTAGCTTCTTCTTCAGTAATATCAACAAGAGGTAAATCTAACCCCTCAATAGCATCTGAGATTGCATCTTTTAATTCTTGTATAGTATAGATATTTTTTAATTGATGCCAATGAGGTTTGTCGATGATCAATTCACCATTCACTACAAACGATTTCAAATTTAACATTATAATCTTAGTATTCTCCTAGTCCACCCAATCTACGTTCTACATCTTCAAGAGTAAAAAATTTAGGTATACCATCGCGGACATCTTCTTTCATATACGAGGCATTGTCCTTAAACAATTCAAATTGGCCCGTGTCACCTTCTTCATAGGTAGTGGTAAGTCCTGCATTATTCATTTCAACAGAAAGACTTTCTGCTTGAGGTCTATAGTTTCAAGAACTACAATATTTGATTATCCACATATTATGTTCCTTTTTCTAATTCTTTTACACGATGTTGTAAAGTAGAAATAGTAGTATGAATATGTCCCATTTCAGTTGGCTCAAGTTTTGATTTCAAATGTGCTATTTCGGCCTTGAGTACCGCAATGTATGTTGTTATTGCTTTATCCATTTATTGTGTCCTTATGTAACTTCTTTGTTTGAGAACATTCGAAACATAATTGTCCTGCACCTTCTATGTATCCAGAACGATATATAACATTATCTGTTTTCTCTACGGTTGTTAATTTTCCACATTTAATACAAGTTTCAAACTTTTCTTCGTTGTCATCTTCCATTTTACTTTACTCCGTGTATTCATCTTTTAATACGAATCTTCCACCGTAGTCTAATTTACAGTATCGATGGATATCTGCTAAAATTGCTAATTCACCTCCCGCGTCTTTCACAACCATGTATTTTCTAGGACAAGGTTCTGGATGTGTAAACGCAAAATATGAAAAAAGAGATACCCCGACAATCAATAAATTTATAGTTGTAATCATTTTATAAGTGGTTTATAAATCGTTCTACCTCTGTATAACCACCGACAAATTTATCATCGATGACCACTTGAGGAACAGTATTTACATTTTTTCCTGCGTGGGCTTTCATTTGTTTAAAATTATCTTGGCTTTCTGTAATATCAATTTTGTCTACTTCTATTTTTGCATCCTTTAACATAGATGTTACCCTATCACACCAAACACATTTTGTTGTACTAAATACGACTGCTTTCATTTTACCTTTCTTTTTTCAAGTATTTATTCATTCATGATGGAAATGTAAGTCCTTTTTCTTCCATCTGAAAATTTAATTCATTTCGAACAAGTTGTAATACTTCTTCTCTGTCTTGTTCATATTTAATTTTGTTTCGAATAAACTGGTCTATGTGCAAAACAAGAAGTGCCCAATCCATTGCTTTCGATGCAAGTTCAAACTCCTCCTTATCTTCCGGTAAATTAAATTCTAGTATTGCTTTCATTTGGTCTCCTGTTGTAATGAATTTTTGCTTCTTCTTCTGTTAAGGGTATACCCTTAGAACGATCCCACTCCTCATCTTTTCCGGCATCATCTACTATTTTATCTAATACATCACCCATAGTAACTTCTTCGGTTAAAAAACTATTTTTTTGCTGAACCATTGTTTCAAAAACCCTCCATAGTTTTTTCATTCTTGTTTCATGTAATTCACTCAACCCAATCAGAACATTTGAAAGTTCATCAGCTGACATTGGACCATCTGGATCATCATAATGTCTTTCTGCTATAGCATTCAAATCATCTTTTGTCTGCCAAACATTTTGAATTTCTTCTTCTAAATTAAATCTATCGTATTTCATAATTTCCTATAATTATCTGTGGCGGCCTCAATGGGATTTGAACCCATGTTGCAGGATTGACAATCCTGAGTCCTAGACCTGACTGAACGATGAGGCCGAGACTAATTTTTACTAATACTTATATTATAACACGACATTGTGGATTTGTCAAGTGTTTATTTTATATAAATAAAAATAAATTGGTAGACACAGAATTGGCTAGATATTATTGTAAAGATTTTTGGGAAGAAGAAGGATGGGTTTCCTGTTTCGAATGTGACATAATTTTTTATGATTTAGAAAAGCTTTATGAGCATCAACTAATTCACCTCCGTGAAGAGGTGAAATAAGTTTACTTCTTTTTCTTTTTGGGTTTCAAGCCTTTTACCTTTTTACCTACTGCTTTCACTTTTGCTTCTTTTGTCTCAGGTACTACTTTATGGGGCGGGGCAGGGGGATCATGTGGCCAAAACAGTTTCAAGTTCTGCTTCAATTTTTCAATAAGTTTTTTCATTTTTATCCTTTGCTATATTTTTGTTGTTCTGGTAAATATTGTTTTCCATCTTTTTTTACTTCATCATCTTCTATATATTTATTATCTACGTAAGATTGTGCTAATCTCCACTTCAAATATTCATACGCCGAGATTGGTGGATATTTTGCTGGTGTACTCATAAGATTTTCAATCATAACATCTCGGCCAGGATCTACAAAGTATGGCATTGAGTATCGTGGTCTATCCATTGCCACATTCACTACTCTATGTGGAGTAGATTTAAATAAATCATTTGTCCATCGTGCAAACATATCTGCAATATTTAGAACTATACTATTTTCAACTATTGGTACATCTGTCCATTCATCTTTATTATCATCAAATAATTGTAAGCCTGGACAATCATCAAATCTCCAAAGTAATGTTTGAGTTCCATAATCAGTATGTTCATTTGCTCTCAATTGACCTTCTTTAATTTCTCCATCCCACACAGGATATTTAATCATTCTCATAGTTGCAGAACCATCTAAATGTTTCTCTACTAATTTTCCAGTAGGAATTCCTAAAACTTGCTCAAATCTGTAGAGAAATTGATAGGACAACATTCTTGAGATGCGTTCTATCTTTTGTGCGAGAGGTTTGAATTCTGGTATTTCGGTAGGCCAATATTGTTCCTGCATCCTTGCTGGTTCAACCCAATTATAAGATTCTTTGAGATCGCCGGGCTTGGATGGAGTCAGGGATTCTTCCTCCATCCAATTGTATCCAAGATTTTCTGTCACACCAGAGTAAGCATATTTCTTTTTCACCTCTAGTGGTAGTTGGAAAAACTCTTCCATAAGTTTCTCCCAGTCTTGGAATTCCGACAACCAATTATCATAGACATGAGTAAATACAGCAAAACCACAAGTAGTATAGGCTTTATACATTTCTTCTGCACAGTCTTGCTCAAATCTAAAGTCTATAATAGGTATCATTTTTTAATTTAATTTGCCGTTCACACCTTCAACATAAAAATTCATCGTGTCAAGAGCATGTCTTTTGATTTCACCAGCAGGAATTTTTGTTCCGTCCTGTTTGGTAACACCGGCGCTAAATGGAAACCATTTGTCCATTTTATCATTTACCCAATTCATCTTAATTGTCTCGACTTGATTGACAACTGAGCCAGGCACATTAACACCCCATGGCGATAGACCTACACAATTTTCCTGTAGACCCCAATTCAACTTTTGATTTGGTTTCCACGTTCCATTTGCTACAGAGTCAAGTATGTGTTTATACATAAGATTCCAGTTGAACATCATACCTGTTACATAACGATCTGGGCCGTTACTTCCCATAGGTGCATCGTTACCCATACTCCAAACTTCTCTACCATCAGTTTTCCATGCTTGTTGTGCAAGGGTAACTACACTAGGTGAATCAGTTGTTGTATACAGAATGTCATTTCCATCATCGAGAAGTGCTTTGGCTGCATCCATATCTTTAGGTGGATCAAACCAAGAGTTGATCCATACAACATTAACTACTGCATCTGGATTAACTGACCTTGCACCAAGTGCAATTGCATTGATGTTACGAATGATTTCTGGAATTGTATGTGAACCGACCACACCAATTTTATTAGTCTTGGTCATCAATCCAGCGGCAATACCTGTGAGGTATCGTGCTTGATAACTCATACAACCATAATTATCAAAGTTAGTATCATTACCTTTGAATCCTGTAGCGTGCATGAAAATTGTATCTGGCGATTTCGCCGCCGCTTTTGCCATTCCATCCATATAACCGAATGAAGTTGCAAATACAATATCGTGTTTTCGTGCAAGTTTAAGGAATATTTTTGTTGACTCTGCTTCTGGCACCATTTCTACCATGCCAACTTTATAACCATGTTTTGTCAATGATTGAAATCCATCATGATGTCTCATTGACCATCCACCATCAGTATGTGGTCCCACTAGAACATATCCAACTGAAGGTAATTTCCCTCCAGATACATTTACTATACTAAAGATTGCCAACCCGACAATCGTTGCCAATAAGGCAAATATTTTCTTCATATAAATCTCCTTCCGAGATTGGGGTTAAACAGGAGCATTCCACCAATGCTCCCAGGGAAAATGGATCCAGATATCTTCTGAATCCTTTGCACATTCCTGTGCATAATAATAAGGCTCAAGATCACATTCGTTATTCCACCACAAAGTCGCAAATCGAACTTCAAGGTTTTCTTTGTCTATTTTATTTTGTCTTGAGGAAATATGTTTGTGGATTTTTTCGAAAGTTTTTCCAGAATCACAAATATCATCTACGATAAGAATTCGTTTATCTGTTTTTCTGGGTAAATAATTTTCCCATTCAGGAAAATCTCTTAATGCGGCTATAATAGGTTTGAAAGGTTTTTGCATCCAATGGGACATCATAACACCAGGAAGTAGGCCTCCCCGAGCAATCCCTACAATCACATTGGGATCATACTTATCTAACATCACTTCTCTACAAAGGGTATTAACATCCCTTCGCATTTCATGCCAATCATACCATAATTTTTTGCTCATAGTCCTTCCAGACTTAATTGTGAATAAGAACCTTCCGTTCCATACATTCTATTTAGTAAATCAAAATCCTCTAAAATATTCAATAAATTCTTTGTATGTGGACTCATTTTGTAAGTCTTGATCCCATTGTTTATTCATCTCATAATAATCTAGTTGTGCATGTTCAGACAGGTTTCTCCCGTCCCATTCAACATCAAGTTCTGCACCTGCTACATCTTTATTGATTACATTAATGCCTTCCATTACATAACTCCACAAACCCCAATTTGCACTGCCTGGATTATCGTTGAAAACATTAACAGTAGGTATATTAGTTTTAGCCATTTCTAGTAAATCTTTAACAAATTCAGTTTTTGTTACACCAGTCTTTATATATTTCCAAAATTCACTATCTTCTCGGCCACCCATATAGTGCATTACAAGAAAATCTTTTAAATCATCATACATTATTCTTGTACGCTTGTTATAAATTGCAATACTACCTTCATTTATTGTATTGTTGATGGTAGGTTTTACATATTCAAAGAATAGATTGTTTGCTTGGAAAATAGTTGAATGTATACTATTTGCTTCCAATGGTTCTAAGAAAGCACTACTAAGTCCTATTGTTACACAGTTTTTGATCCATGCAGATTCTTGCCGTCCAGAAGAAAATTTAATTGTTCTAATAGGATCAATCTCCTGTCCTAGTATAGTTTCTATTTCTTCTTGTGCTTTGTCTGGAGTAGTATATGCATCACAATACACATACCCACATCCTTTACTGTCCATTAATGGTATTTGCCACATCCATCCTGCTTTTTGAGCCCAAGCTGTTGTATATGGTTCAGGAATTTCATCTTGTTTATATTTTAAATGGAATGGCATACCGGCGTTTAATGGTAAGTTGTCTTTATAACTGACCCATTTGCTTGGTAGGTGTTTCATTATTACACGATTAAAGCCTGAACAGTCAACAAATAAGTCACCATCAACAGTCTGGCCATTAGATAGGCCTAAGTCTTTAACAAATCCCTGTTCATTAAGTGACACATCTAATACCTCTGAATCAATACATTTTGTGTTATGCCTTTGTAGAGAAATTTTCTTAAAATATTGACCAGTAAGGTGGGCATCTATGTGATATGCATGATCTTTCTCACTTCCATTTATAAATTGTTTAGTATGTTTGTTAAAATTACTACTACCATGATAAATCCGATGTCCGCACCTTGATAATTTTAACATATCTTGTCGCGATAGCTTATCTAAACCATAATTAAACATAATGTCAGGTACAAACCAGTTAGTGGTAGTTCCATCTATAGGGCCTATGTAATAATCATCTATATTATTAGTCCAGCCTTTATGTTTGATAGCATATTTTAGTGTTGCACCTGTTTCTTTAATAAATTCATGTTGGTCACAACCAAAGTTTGTTGCCCCGTTTGCAACTATAGCAGTAAAAAATCCTGTTGTACTTTCACCTACTCCTACAACTCCTATTTTGCTGCTTTCTATAACAGTAATATTGTGATTAGGGTGTCTTGCACTAGCAATTATTGCACTAATCCAACCAGCAGTGCCACCACCAACGATAACTATTTTCATTTGGGTTTCTTTTTCATAGGATCAAAATTTTGAGATAAATCTTGCAATGGGCTGAATAAATGGAAGTAGGGCAACTGCCATAACTGTATTCACTCCTGTATGAACAAGTGCTACTTGTTTTGTTATTCCTGTGGGCATACCATCACTTACTAATATTCCCGCTATCCATATCGTTCCTGTTGTTCCCACATTTGCTCCTAGTATTGCGGCGATTGCAGATGGTAAAGGTAATGTTCCAGAAGCAACTAATCCTATTACAGCAGTTGTAGTAAGTGATGAAGATTGCCAAAGGAGTGTAAAAACAATTGCTCCTAAAAACATCCAATAAGGATTTCCCAAAAACCATTCAAGTTGTTCTAAATGGCCCAATGATTTCATTCCACCTGAAAACATCTTGAGTCCAATATAAAAAATTACCAAGCCTAAAAGAGCTTGGAAAACAGGATTATTAAATTCCATAAAATTTCTTGATTTATATTTCCACGAATCGTAGAGTTGTCTGTGTTTCTTTTTCATAGGAACATAGTATAAGATGAGAGTGCTACAGCAATGACTTAGAATTTGTTATATATCAATTCTAAACTGATGACGGATGACTAAACCCGCCGATCTGGTTCATGGTCAGTAGTCACCTGCGCCGCCCCAGAATCAACACCCTCATTTTTTTGTGGTGATTGATATCCATCTTTGTACCATCCATCACCCTTAAGAATAAAATTTAGTTGTCCAGGTATGAGTCTATGTACACCTCCTTCAGTCTCACACCCCTTACAATAGGTTAATGCAGGATCAGAAAATTTTTCGATTTCTTCCCACAAGCAATTACATAAGTCACACTTATATTCATATATAGGCATCTTATTTTTTAGACTTCTTTTTCTTTTTGGGTTTCAATCCTTTGGGTTTTTTTGCTCTAAAATTTTCATTATTATTTTTTCTGATCATCTTTTCTTCTTCAGCAAACATCATATCTTCTTCATGATGGGATCTACCATGACTTGCATTCGCTGAAGATTCTGGCCAACCTGATAACCACGCACAAAACTTAGAATATAACGACATAGTTTTCTCCTTTAAGTAACTTTTTCTTCTTCTATTAACTTAGCCTCAAATTCTCTTAAACGCCTAAAAACACTTATTAATTCAATAATAGTAGGCCACGCTTTTAATAGATATTGCATCGATCCTTCTACTCTACCAAATGCTCTTATTATTTGTTGCATTACACCTAGAGTCATTACTCCAGCAACTATGGCTGGTGCTAGGAATACATAAGCTGATAATACGTTTGCTTGCAAGTAAGCCATTCGACCAATATTAAAATATAGATAACGTAAGTAACTTAAAAAATGAATTTTACGAACATCATCAAAGAATTCTTCGATTTTCTTTGGTCTAACAGTTCCATCATCTTCGGCAATAACAAGTATTTTTCTATATGCCGCTTCTTTTGCTTGTATATCATATTCTATACCAACTAAACGCAATATATACCCTAATCCAATTAAAAAGGCAGTACCTCCTAATGTCCAAAGTAACGCACCTGTAATCAATCCATATTCCCAATCACCAAAAAAGAATATCGGAATACCCATTGACAATCCAAACAGTATAGGAATAAACTGAACTAAAACCATAACTGATTCAATTAAGGCTGTTCCTAAACCTTCCATTATACGAGTAAATTTAATTGTATCTTCTTGAACTCTTTGCGATGCACCTTCTATTGTTCTGGCTTTCTCATACACACTATGATACCATTCAACCATGGCTGTACGCCATCTAAACAAATAGTGAGCCGTAAAATAACTTATTACAACATAGAGCCCAACATATATTCCTGCTAGTGTAATAAATGATAATAGACTTTCAAAATATTCTTCTATTGTAATTGCATTTGGTGTAGCAAGTGCTTTTTGAATCATGTCATAAAATTGACCAAACCACTCGTTGATCTTAACATCTATCTTTACTTGAACCCAAAGTGATCCCAAAATAATTATTGAGCCTAACCAGGCCCATAGAAACCATTTTTTGTTTGTAAAAAATCTAAACATAATATTCTCCTCTAATCATTTGTCAAAGTTGGTTCGCCTCTATCGTAAAATTTCCAGCCTGTTCTACACGGCTTATGTTTTCTTTTACCCCAGGCCTTATCTGTATATACACCATCTCCGTGTTGATCGTATTCACACTCTGCAAAAAATGGTGTCATTCCATAAGGCCAATTATTTGTGTTGCTCGAACAACTACTCATCAATAACATTACAAAAACGAGTAATGCTATTCTCATCCGAATGGCCTCCGTTCTAAATCTAGATGTGGTGCTTTTTCATCCACACATTGTCTATAAGGTTTAACATTATGTCGATTAGACCAAATAGTACCTTTCTTGTGTCCACTTCTGGCTCCATCGTTTGACTCCACCCAATGTCCAAAACAACCGGCCTTAACTTGTCTTACTGTTTCGCATCCCACAACCATCCATGTCGCCATCATTACGAAAATTAATAATAGCTTCTTCACAAATATCTCCGTTCTTTTAAATTGTTACCTTTGTTATTTTCATCTACACATTGGTAATAAGGTAAACTGGCATCTTTAAGAAGTGTTCTAGTTCCTCTATGATGTCCGGGTCCCTTAACCCAATGTCCATAACAACTTCCTATACTTGTTCCACATCCAACAACTATCCATGTCGCCATCATTACAAAAAGTAATAATAGCTTATTCATCTACTTTCCTCTGGGTTCTTTTGTTGACTGTCACAAAAACTATATACTTTTTGTGACAAAATAACTACTGTATTCATTCTCTTTCTGGGTTCTTTTGTTGACTGTCAGTTTTATAGTCCCATTCATAGAAACTAATATCTCCGCCAATTGTGATTCCACCTTCTTGGTTTTCTGCTCCATCTTCCTCTCCTTCTGCTCCTTCTTCTCTTGGTTCACGTAAAACCATAAATTTTCCTTCTTGCTCCGATTTCTCTTTCACACCCTCTAACGCTTTGTGTGTTTCTTTTGAATACACCAACTGGTAAGAAATAGGAATTTTTTCTTTATATACAACCCACAAATAAATCCAATTTGGTTCATCAATATAATGTTTAAGATACAATCCCTCTTTTGGGTTTTCAATTCTCGGATACCCCAATATTGAGGTATATGTTACATAAGTTGATGAAACCAAAACGAGAAAAAGTGGAATAAACCAAACTAAAAACTTTGGGCTTTTCCTTCCTTCAATCAACAGCCACAAACATATGACCGAAAGTAATACTAATCCAAAAATTAAACTTTCTATCATCTTTCGTCCCTTATTCCTTCATATGCGGCAGCACCTGTTGGTGGGGCTGTATAGTTTCCCAATTCCTGCATCGGAGTCACAAACTTTTTCTTTTCAAATGTAAATGGTGAAAGAATGTTTCCATCTTTGTCCAATCTAAATCTCAAAAAAGTTTCTTCTTGTCCTCTATGATTAAATAGTTTCTCTCCTACCCACATTATTGAATATGGATTTACTTTGTGTAATTCAACTCTTACCGTTACAGCTGGTTTTTTAGGATTGATCTTATCATAACTTCTAATTGAATAATAATGACCATTGACAGTATATTCACCCTTGATAATTCCACGAATAGTTACTACTTCTCTATTGATTGCAATAGTACTTATTGTTCCATCCGCATTAACTACAGTATCATTCATTGCACCTAAATCATCTTTATCTAAGTGCATGAAGTTGTGATTATGATATCTAAAACTAACTTGTTTACCCGTAGGATCTTCTACATAGAGATCAATATCTCCACTAGCATCATTGTCCCATTCCATGACAACAACAAATTCTGCTCTTCTGTTGAAATCTTCTTTTTTCGCTTCTGGTTTTATTAGCAAGAATGCTACAATAAAAAGAAAGGCAAACCCTAGTAGAATGTTGAACAACATATCGGTAAACCCGATAGTTGACTTATATTTATTTTTATCGAACATTGGCTAATCCACCAGTTTTTCATTAACTTCATAATTCACCAATTGTATTTTAATAATCAAAGACGCGATTAGCCCGGTCAGGGTAGTGTATAATGCGGTAGACATTCCTCTTGCCATTGATGCGAGAGCATCTTGTAATGTTGTGGCATTAGTAATATCTATATTTTCAAATGCGGTTCCTAACATATACAAAAAGCCGGTTACTGTTCCAACCATTCCTAATGCTAAGCAAGATTCAGCAACAAACCATCCAACATCAATTGTGTCATCAACGACAGAAGTTGTTTCTAAATCAAAAGTTTTTCTTCCAATCCAAATCGAAGTAAACATAAAAATAACAATAATAAGAAAACTGAGTTTAGTGACATCTGCATAATATAAGAGTGAATGCACGTTAAAGTAATATAATGTTCCGAACCCCAGTATGGTTAAGCAAAATATTAACCACCATTTTAGTAATTTTTTCCCTATCATTTTTTCCCTTTAAACTGTTATTATTCTAATATTTATCTGTTTTACCTCCATTCCTTTTTCTCTTTCGCTCCCATAATACTTGTTTTTTTCTAGCATTTCTTATCATATAATCACTAGCATATTCAAGATATAGCTTTCCTAGCATGTGATCATACTCATGTTGAAATATTTTAGCTGATATATCAATAAATGAAGCATTCATTTCATCACCTTCTTTGCCTGAATATGTTGCATTTATTCCTTGAGCCCGTGTTACTGGAAAAAATAATCCAGGATAAGATAAACACCCCTCTTTCATATACGTTGTTTCTTCAGAATAGTGAATTATTCGGGGATTAAAACACGCAATTGCATCGCCATTAAATCTCATTACAAACACTTTTAGATCTACTCCTATCTGACAAGCGGATAATCCCATACCCTCATATTTTATCATAGCATGAATTAATTCTTCTATCAATTTTTCAGGGTCTTCTTGTGGATTATTAAAATCAAATAATTGTCCACGTTTTCTTAAAATTGGGTCATCTTCTAATACTAAATTTTTCATTCTTCTAACCAGTTTTTTTCATCATCGAAAAATCGTTTATACATTTCTTTATATGCCTTTTCTTTTGGCATGCCTTCCTCCATACATTGGTAAAAAAGCTCTATTAATTTTTTTGCGTGATCAGGCTTCAACTCTAATAAATCTGCTGTCATACTATCCTTGAAAAGTTCTTGTATTTCTCAAACTTTATAATATCCTTAAACTTGTCAAAGAGTATATCACCCTTATGACTAATAATGAATACGTTTTGGTTTCCTGTTAGGTGATTAAGTATCTTTAAGAATTCATCTGTACCATTTGCATCTAATGAACTATCAAATACCTCATCCAAAATCAAGAGATTGGTATTCACACTATTCTTCATTTTAGCAATTGTTCGCCAAGTGAAAAGAAGTGCCAAGTCAATTCTCATCTTTTCACCCTCACTAAACGAATCATACGTAAATTCATCTCTATGTCGAGACTTAATATTCTCTTCAAATTTTTCATCTAAATTGAAAGATACAAAGAAGTCCATCGAGGCGAGATACTTGTTGATCAATTGATTCATTATAGGCAAGTACTGTTTAATGATACGTGTCTTGATTCCAGTATCTTTTAACAAAACATAAGCTGTTTCATATAACAATTTCTGTGCTGACAGTTTTTCTTGTTTTTCCATACAATTTTTCAAGTCACCTTTTAAATTTCTTAATTTGCGTATCTTGTCCTCAATGTCATCTTCTCTGGCTTCTATTTCCTTAATCTGATCTTTCAATTTTGTAATGTAACTATTGATTGCCTGAATTTGGTTTTGATTGGTGGTGATAGCTGTCTGAACTTTTGATACATGATCTAAACGTGATTCTAAATTTTTAATTTTATTACCAAGTTGTAATAATGCAGTTCCATTCTTATGCATCGATCCATGATGTTCTTCTATCATTTTAGATTTATGTTCTTCACCCAAATCTTGATTACAAGTAGAACAAATATCATTTTGTTCATAAAATTCTATTTCTTTTTCTGAGGATATTATTTTTCGTTCAATACCACCTTGATATCCTTCTAATTCTTTAAGGGTTTGTGCCGTCTTATCATCTGATATTGAGTCCATCAACTCTTTTATTGTTCTATTTAATCGGTCAACCTCACCTTCATTGTTACTAACATCAAGTTCATTTTGTTGAATTTGATTTGTCTTAGTCTTTTTTAACTCATTAATTGCTTCTTCAGTATTACTAATATGTGCAACAGATAATTTCCTATTGACTTCAATGTTTTGACTGTCTTCTTTGTTCTCTGATATTTTAAATTTCAACAAACCATTCATTACAGAGAAAATTTGAATATCAAGTAAATCTTCAATAATGGTTCTACGATCTGTTGATTTCAATTGCATGAATGGGATATAGTGATTTGCTCCCAATAAAACAATTTGAGTAAAAGATTTATAGTTTAATTTAAGGATGGTCTTTTCAAGATACTCTTGTTGATCTGCAGTCTTGGCATCTTGGTTCAATCTTTTACCATCGATAAAAATTTCAAAGATATTTTTCTTGATTCCTCGGCGAACCATATAGGATTTACTACCAATCTCAAACTCTATTTCTACCAACAGTCCACCATCATTAATAGAATTTATTAATTGCGGCCTATTGATTCTTCGAAATGGTTTGCTGAATAATCCGAAACACAAGGCATCTAAGATGGTAGATTTACCTGATCCATTTTCTCCGACAATTAACGTGGTGGAAATTTTATCTAACTGAATTTCTGTAAATTGATTGCCGGTACTTAATAAATTTTTCCACCTGATACTTTTAAAATATAACAATTTAATATTCTTTTAGTACTTGAGGTTTTGTTTGATGTTCGAATCTATAGTCAAGATCTTTAAGTGATTTTTTAAGAACTGAATTACATAATTGATTTAAAGTTATATCTCTATCGTGAGCTGCAAGTGTCAATACTAAAAGATCATCATTAGATAATTCTATTTCTACTTCTGTTGTAGCTTCTTTTGGTTCTCCTATTTTAACACTCGCAAAGGCATTCCGATCTCTTTCCCTTTCAAGCTCATCCAAATCATAATTGGTCATTTTTTCCTTTTTTCGTTTTTGCAGTCTTTCTGCATAAGTTTCCATCATACTGTCTCCACAGTCAATGCTTCATTATATAGATTTCTCATCAATATATTTAATTCTGTTTTATTTTCTATATTTAATGAATCAACATATTTACTTAAAATGGTTAATGTGTCTTGAGCCTCATCGATTATCTCATCATCTTCCATGAATTCCAAATCCGAAAAATTCTCAACTACTACTAGATTTGCAACATTTACTGAATATAACTTATCTAGTACAGTATCAAACCAAAAAGGATTTGTTTTCTTTTGTACTACTACTTTTACATAGGTGTTTTCGTATTCACTATAATCTCTTTCAGTTAATGTTTCAAAAGACTCATTACTGTCATCATAGTAAAATTTTCTAAACATTCTATAGGGGTTTTGTATGTGTTTTAACTCTCTTGTCTCTGTATCGAAGATGTGGAACCCCCTGGGGTCTTTATAATCACTCCATGTTATTTCATAGGGATTTCCTAAGTAGTAAATTGTACCATCATCTGACTTGTGGTGAAAATGTCCACTCATAGCCATATCAAATTTATCAAAAATCTTCGCTTCTACACCTTCATGACTCCATGATCCAATATGCTGTTCAAATCCTCTAACTTCTAAATGTCCCATAAGAATCTGACATTGAGTATTTTTAATTGCTTTCATACATTCACCATAATTATCTTCATTTATCCACGGCATCATGAGAATTCCTAGTCCATCAAAGCCTACTTCCTTTGGAGAAGAATACATCCACGGCTCTACTTTTCCTTCATGAGTCGTAAAAATTTCTTGGAGAGAATTTAGTTCGTTAGTATTTTTGTGGAAGGTATCGTGATTACCGATAATTATGTGAGTATCTATCCCCATTTTCCATAGGCGTTCAACAAAATTTGTTCGTAGATCGTTCAGTATTTTGAAGTTAATGAATTTTCTACGATCCACCACATCACCTAAATGGATGAGGGTTTTGATATTGTGTTTTTCTAGGTAAGGGAAAAATACATTATCATAAAATTTTCGGAAATAGTTCATGAAGGTGAGACTATCGCCCCTTGCGCCCCAATGAGTGTCCGTTATAAGGGCTATCTTCATGCTGTGGAGCTCATAAATAATTCTAAATTAGATTCTTTTTTCTTAACTACTGCCTTTTTCTTCTTACTCTTTTCAAAAGTGTCTACAAATTCATCTACTACTATTCTAAAATCTGAATTTTTATAATCTCCAATTGGATTAGGTACATCATTAGTTTTATCGATATCCATATACCCAGGTATCGTATCATAGTTTTGCATGCTTTTATATTTTATATATAATTGTTTTTTCTCTTTTTGTATTCTTCGAATAAAAGCATAATAAATTATTTGAGTAAAATATGCAAACGGATTGTTTGATTTTTCTGGATTAAAATTATGAATATAGTGTAGACAATTTTCTATACCATCAGATATCATATCATTTTTAAATGCATAATTTATAAAGTTGGGCCTAAAAGATAATCTTTGGGCTATTTTCAAAAATACAGATCCTAAATATTCTGAAATTTGTGGAAGTTCTTTTTCATTTTTCTTTGCGTCATCATATTCACTTTTATATTGGATCATTGCTTCTAAAAATACGGAGTTATCCACATAATGGGCTTTATTACCCTTATTTTTTCTTCTTGCCATAATATTATCCCTTTTAAAGTTAATGTCGTACACTCATTATATCATGAAATTTAAATATGTCAAGTATAAAACAGGGGGGTCTTGACTTTTCAGGAAAACATGATATAATAAAGTGTTAAACACAAAAGGTGAATTTAATTCATATATCCACTTGGTTCAAAATCTCTTAAAAGAGTTGACATTTTACTTAGTTCTTGATCTTGAGTGTGTGTATTATCTTCACTTACAGAATTTAAATATAAATCTTGATAATTTTCTCCTAGATCTGAAACAGACATAATACTTCTTGTAGATAATGGTATATGTGTATTATCTGTAAAGGGTAGCCATTTAAGTAATGCTAACTGTGTAACCTTTTCTTCTTTATCATGTTTCATTAGAACTTTCATTGGCCAATGTAGTTCCAAATAACCACTAGTTTTACTAGTATCAGTCACTTGCACTTTTGAGAAAAGTATTTCTCCATTACCTAATTTTATAACTTTTAAATTTTTATTATCGAGTTCTACTGTCATTCATGCCTTAAGTGGAATGTTATGAATTTTATATGGGAACTTTTCTTCATCATATATTTTAATTCTATCCTCATGATGTCGATAAGCATAATTTTTTCTGTTCTTCCATCTCAAATCATCTGCAATATCATATAGTACTGTTTCTTGATTATTATCTGATAACCTCAATCCTCTGCCTATCGACTGAAGATTTCTAATGCGACTCTTAGAAGGAGAAGCAAAAATAATGTTATGAAGATTCCTAATGTTGATGCCGGTACTAAATACCCCATAACTAGCCACGATGATGGCATCTTGTTCTGTTTCTGCGATTGCTCGTATTTGTTCTCTTGTATCGGTTTCGGTTCCTCCATATACAAAAAAAGTTTTCCTATTGTCATCTGCTTTCTCCTTTATCATTTCGTATAAAATACGTCCATGTTTTTTCACTAATCTAAAGAGAAGTAAAGTATTACCATCAAGTGATACTACTAAGTTTCTTATATATTTATTTCTTTTTTCATGTCCCACTATAAATTCTAATTCATCCGCGTACTTAATTTTTCTAAATTGTTCACATATTACATCAGGATATTTTAATACGATAATTTCTACACGAAAAGAAGCCA